CATTTCTAGTTTAGATTAAGTATTGGTATAGTTTCATCGCAGTTTAAACCCAAAAACATTTCTTAAAAATATCCCCCGGAGAATTTTTTGGGACAGCCGCGATGCATAAGGGGGGTATATTTTTCGAGACCCCCCTCCCTGTTTTGAATGTGACAGGTGAAGGTGGTCTTTGTGTTCATTTCTTTTTACAAACTAAATTAAACAAGAAAGCAAATGATTTAAACAAATGATTCAAAAAGAAAGGGGAAAACAATGAATTATTTTTGTTTTAATCACAAGAACCAGACAACCTTGTAATTCAAATCATTTGCTTTTTTCTTTAATTTAATTATGTATAAAAAGAAAAACAAAAGTTAAAGCAACAAAGAAAGAATTAAAGAAACAATTAATGAACAGCTTCTTTAATTCATTTCAATGTTGCAATAAACTTTTAATCTTTTTCTACTGCTACCTCATAAGTAACGCCTTCTGGTAGTACAGGATCTGGGTACTTACTATTGAATGCTATAATACTAAGTACAGCATCGTTTACAGCTTGGGTATACTCGTCATCTGGTAGATCAGGTGAAACGAATGCTACTCTAGCCAGGTACTCTCTACAATGATAGCCATGATCTCTGTCATATGCCTCCCAGTCTGTAGGCTGGGTAAATGGATTGAAGGGGTTATCGGAGGTTGTTAGTAGCATGGGTTTTATTTCGTTTTCCATGGGTACCCTCCTTTATTCATTGGCTATCCTATTTACAGTAGAGGCTGAGATTCCTAACTGCTCGGCTATGTAGGCTTGGGGATACCCCATGTTTAATAGGGACTTTACCCTACTGGTTCTAGCGGGGTCTATCGGTGTCTCCTTATAGGGAGTAGCATAGGTCTGTATGACATCCAGTGAAGTATTCTTAAGAATGTCTTCCAAAAGTGTTTGTCTAATAGCACCTGCTTGGATGGCTTCCCATTGCTTAGGTGTTATGTTTACCGTCTGCTTCTTGGCACCAACTTTAGATCTGGCTCCACTAATAGCCTGACCCTTCATCTTCTTAAGCCAATCCTTATCATCCTTCCTATCAGGATTATCTCTTTTCTTAGCATTAAATATTTTATTGCCAAGAATCTGAGCTTGTCTTTCTTTAGGAGAGTTCATCTTAGCCAAATTATTAGCAGCTTTAAGATCTTCGACTTCTTCTTTATATTTAATAGCTGCTTCAGGGTCATATTTCATTTTAGGAGTATTCATTGCTGCAAGACGAGCTTTGTTACCGAGTTTCTTCATATTGTTAGCGTAATCAGCATATGCATTCTCAACTCTAGTTCCTGAAGATAATTCATATGCGTCTTTTGCCTCATACATTTTAGTAGACTTTATTGTTCGTCTTTTTTCTTCCCAAATTTCATTACCGTTTTCATCTAATACTGGAACTTTGCTTCCAGGTTTAGCGCCATTAGCAATATCTTTTTTGGTAGCTATTCTCATCTTTTGCTGCTTATAAGTTGAATCTTTTGGTGATTTCTCTGTCCAACGTTTTTCACCAGTAACTGGATCTGTCGGGCCTCCTTCAGATATCAATGAACGTTTTCTATCTGGAACTCTAACTTCTGACTTAGCTCTAGATATCAATGTAGAAGCACCTTTGTTTGCTCCACCTTGATAATATTCTTTTAATGCAGCAATACCATTCTCATCATAAGATCTCTTATAATCAAGATTATGCTTTTCGGCATCAATAACAACCATTGAATGTTTTACTGCTCTGGCCAATTCATCATTACCAGCACCCTTGATTGTCATATCCGTTATAAGATTTGTTATCTTACCCATTTCGGTTTGCATTGCTTGATGCTTAACCTTTGGCATTCCAGGATACGCTTTATAAATTCCTGTATCAAAATCTTTTAATCCATCAAGAGGATTCTGATGCTGAATCGAATGATTATTATTAGGAATTACAAGAACCGTGTCTCCATCAAAGTCTGCACCTGACAACTGAGCAGCTGTTTTAGAATTAATACAGACAGCATCTTTTGGATTTGTTCCTATCATCTTTTTACACTCAGCATTACGATGAGTTACTTTAAGATGTGGAATTTCAAACTTTCCTCCATGAGGATATCTAATAAGTATTACTTCTTCGCCTTCTTTGAAATTAGTAGCATAAATCTGACCATCTTTCAAAGTTTTAGAAGGTAATATTACAGATGTTGCTTGTCTAGGCATTGCTGCTGCTTTAAGATTGACTGCATCCGAATCACACTCATCTGCAAACGATTCCATCAATCTCTTTTTAACAACAGGATTTGTAAGCTCATTAATTCTATCAAATTCTTCTTGCTTTGCTTTATAAGCTACGTCAAGCTGTCTTTTAACAAGAGGAACAGGCTGCTTAGCTAAGAATTCACTAGCAAGATTCCTTGACCACTTAGACCAGTCGCCTTCTTCATTAACTTTGTTAACTGCACCTAAATGTTTCTTTCCATCTTTACCAAGATACTCATACTGACCACCAGCAAGAAGCTTAATATCTTCTTCTGTAGCGTTCTCATCATGAGATTCCTTGATTGATGCACCAAAAGGATTATCTTTGTCAACTTTACCAATTATCTTTTTAGTTTCTTTACCGTTAGCATCCTTTGCATATTCGAGACCTTTCATAAGTTTCAAATATCCAGTAGGATCATCACCAAGTTTAGCTCTTGACTTGTTAGAGTTTACACGAATATCAATGCCTTTAGGAAGATCATCCGCATAAACAGCCATTCCTTTTATATAAAATTTTCCATCAACAGCTATTCTAACCTGGGCATACTTTGAATTACCGATTGATAAGTCATCAACTCCACGACGAAGTTCAATAAGACCATCCTTTAGTTTTCCACCTTCTTCGGCAGCACAAATATCAATACGCTTAGAATCGATAGAAACAGGATCTTTAATTCCTAAGAAGGTCTTACCTTTATCGTCGAAGTAGTAGTCACCAAGTGTTCCTATTCTTGCATCATTTTTTGCAGCTTTTGCTTCATTATATGTTGAACCAGGAGGACCAAGAACTTTAAGTGAGGTTTTTTCTCCTGTTCCAAGCTGTGTAACATTTAAGTAATGAATCTTATAACCTTCATCAACAAGACCAGATACTGCAGCATTGAGTTTAGTTCTTGACACATTGGCCATATATTCAGCACCTACGCCAACATCAATAAACTCTTTTTTGTCTACTTCATCTTTAAGCATGTTCATTGTCTTAAAGGTTACATCAGATTTCTCTCTTGCACTTGGATCTAAAAGATTTCTAACTGTTGATTCTTTAGATGCATCACCAAACATCTCAGTAGCTATTGCAGTATTAGACATTCCAGTAGCTTTAAGTTTCTCAGCTTGAGATATCAATGACTGCTGCTTTGCATTTCTGGAAACTGTAACACGAGAGCGCAATTCATTAATTGACATCTCTTTTGGTTTTCCAGTCTTCTTGTCTATTGGTGCATCTTTTGGTGTTAATTTTTTACAAATATCTTTTTCTGACAAACCTTGTTTCTTAAGTTTTAATACTTCATCACAGAACCAAGGAGCTCTTTGATACGATTTTGTTCCACCATAATCAAAATTATTATACCATAATTCCTGAGCATAAGGAGAAGAAGAAACGCCACCTTCACCAAAACCTTCAAACCAAGGTTCATGCTGATACGGAACATCTCCAGATCCATAAGGATATCTTCCGCTTTCGCGTTTCGTACCATAATGGAATAATTCGTCTGGTCTTTCATTATCCATTTGATTCATTCTCCTTCATTAAGTTCATCGATTCGTTTGTCTTTTATTATTGCTTGAGTCATGATTTCTTGAATCTTATCGGCAAGCAATGGTTCAGTCATGTCATTCTCCATGAAAATATCATTTGATTGATAAATACGAAATTCAAACTTTAATTCATGAGGATCATAACCATGTTCCAAACAAAAGAATGCTGCATAAATTTCTAACTGTTCTATATGTGCTGGTATAACGCCAGTTTTCAAATCATGTATTCTTAGGAATTTCTTATTTTCATTAAATGCTATTGTATCTGCCCAACCAAATGCATTATCTGTATAAATAACTAATTGTTCAGTTCGCATATGAAAACGAATTCCATCATTCACATACATGTTAAGTGTTTTTCTAGATCTAGGAAGTTCAATTCCCTCATCTATCAAATTCTTAGCAAGTTCATGAAGTCTAGTTCCTTTTTCTTTTGCCAAATAATTAGTATAAGAAATATCAAACTTCTCTTTATCATAATTTATCCAATGATAATTAGAGCCTCCTAAGAATGCATGCTTACCTTGGAGATCGTAACGCTGTTTCCATTGCATTTAATACTTCCTCCTTGTTCTCAGGAAATATAAATGCTGCGAAAGACATTTCATTCATTTTCTTTACATAATATGACTGTGACATCTTTTCAGGATTAGCAATATCTTTACGATAATCTTCCTCAGAAGCTTTTGCTTCAAGAACTGCCCAACGGTCATTGTACATGACTTCCATATCAGGTATTCCCTTAATATCATTAGGGTTTAAATAAACCACCATTGCTCCTGGAAGCCTTTCCTGAATATCTTTTTTAAGAGCCGTCTTAAACTTACCTTCGCCTTTTTGCATTTGTACCTCCTTTCTAAATGTGTACCGTAAAATATAAAGGAGATGAAAAATTTGCTTATTCTCTCTCTCCTTCTATTATAAGCTGTGTTTTTCTTGCGACCTCTTCATTATTGAATTTTTTACCAATAAACGAAGATTCATTGAAATCTTTCTTCCTTTTAACAGCATAAGCGATTCCATTATCAATTGGTGAATTAGATTTTAGCCTATAAAAATATAAATGTTTAAAAGGCGTGTTAGATCTATCGATTCTTCCAGCAGCCTGCTTCATTGTTCTATAACTATAGTTTAACGAGTAAAAAATTATAACATTTGTTTTTATACAATTCCAACCTTCCGAACCATTATACTGAACAAAGTAAAGCCAATTATCTGTATCAGGAATTGGTTCATGTTTGTGACCATTCCATTCTGCAAATATCAATGATTCTTCATTAGCTACTTTTCTCAATATTTCTAGTTCGTAGTCGAAATTGTAAAATACTATAGCTTTAGGATTTTCCTTAGCTAATTTTCTAAATTCTTCAATTCTTCTTGGATCACTATTAACCAACATTCTTTGAAGTTTGCACCATTCACTTCCGTTTTCAATGGGACAATCTTCATAAATATTCCAATGATACTTATAAACTTTTGTGAAGTCATCTTTATTGTAACCACAACTAATATCAATGTAATGAGATTCGGCAGGATTCTTATAATCCATAGGAACTAATATTTGGTTTCTATAGAATATCAATCTTCCCTGATTCATATATGATGTAACTTTGGGGAACTTTGTATAACGAGAATAGACAAAATGTGATTGTCTGAAATCTGTAATATTTCTATAGAATCCATTAGCAACAAATACTGGTCCATAATCTTCCCATTTGTCGCCAGGTGTTGCACTTAATAATATCCATCGATTCTTTCTAGCAATCTTTACAAATGTTTTAGACCAAGCTCCCCAACCAACGACACGTTGTTCATCAAATATAAAGAAAGCATTAGATACATCTGCATACTTCTTAATATTATTCCATGAATCAATTATCATGTCATTCATTAAAAATCTATCAGCTTCATCTTCCCATTCAAAAGTGTCTCGTTTCATTGCTGTTGTGATAATATAAAGTTGTGGTCCTTTTGTTTTTGTTTTCCAAGGATCAATTGAACCATCACAAATCTTTGTATAATAATATGCAAGAGAAACAATTGACTTCCCAGAGCCGACCCCACCACACAGGATGGAGCCGTTTCTGAGATTAGCCAAAGCCTTCTTTTGATCAGGCCTTAATTCAAACATTAATCGGGATCAAACGGAAGTTTAATTTCAGGACCATCATAAGAAGAATATTCTCTTTCAAGTTCTGATTCATCAACTGTTGCATAGAGTTCCTTAACATATGCTGAAATCCTAGGCTCGTGTGTCTTGCGGTCCTCATAAGTCCAAGGTGAGATTGTAAGGTCGGTCTTGACGATTCTCTTCTTATCAAGAACCTTAACAGTATTCTCATTAAGAAGATGCTTGCCTGTAGAATTAATCATATAGATTTCAGGCGGATATCTCTTAGGAAGTCCAGTCTTCTTATCTCTATATGTGAGCTGAACCTTAAAGAAGAAGAACTGCTCATAATCAGGATCTTCAGGATGCGGCTTACTAATCTTAATGTTCCAACCTTCAGCAGAAAGTCTGTCTGCGAGTTCCTTATCAATAATTACACAAAAGTTTCTATCTCCGGGAGAGTTAAAGTCTGTTCCAACACCCTCGAAGTTTCTGTAAATAAGTCTTGCGTTTCTAATAAGCAAATTATTATTAGCCATAAATATCAATCTTCTCCTATCAAATTATCGTTTAAATTGTATTCTTTGTTACATCTGCCTTCTTTAAATTCTGGACAGTCATAACATGTTTCAAATTTATTATCTCCGCATGGAACACCATCGGAGAAAATATAAATAGATTTACCACTACCGTGTTCAATAGGTGAGTTTCCATCACTATTGGCAAACCACTCAAAGTCACCAAACTCTGAGATTGTGTCTACTGCTGTTTCTGCAAGTTTCTCGTAGTATGAAATATCAATGTACTTTTCACAGTGTGTATTTCTAACAACCTCTGCTTCCATCCATCGATATCCACTAGCGCCAGTTGCTGATGCATATTTACCATGACATGTATCAAGCCATTTCTGATAACGCTTTTCAAATGCTCTATCTGATTCCTTCTCTTCCTTAACTGGTTCTGAAATATCATTACCAGTATCTCTAAGAAGTACACCACCACCATGACCAGGTCTTATTGGACAGAACAATCCTGTTCTACCAACGAACTGATAGTTATGATCTCCTTCTTCATTAAAGTCCAAATATAAAGCGGTTGTTACGGACTTTGTTTCACAGAAGTCTGAGAATATCAATGGTTCATGAGAGAACAATGTCTTATAAACAAACGGTACAGCAAACTGAGCTCCGGTTGCCTCCCATTCACCTTCCTCACTAAGAGCAATATAAACTGCATCATTTACCAAACACATTCTTGAATACTTAGACTCTGTCTCGAAAGAATATCCATAAGCCTTACCCATCTTTCTAATAAAGTCGATTATCTCAGGCGTAGCATTTGGAATCTTAATTGAGTCTGTCTTAATATGCGCTACAGTGAAACCTTTCTCCTGAACAGCAAACTTCAAATCTGTCATAAACAAAGCACCACGCTTTGCGACAATATTATCAATGTTTCTAGGATCCTTAAACGGATTTGCAAATCTGGCACTTGTCAATCCATATACAGAATTGATTGCTGTCTTCAGAGCATCAGCCAATGCTTTTGCATTCTCTTCATTCAAGAATTGATGAACTTCTTGAGGTAAGAGTTTCTTAGCCAGATCAAAGTCTTTATGCTTAATCGCTACTCGCGCCTCAACAAGCATTCTAAACTTTTCAGTATATGGACCAAACAACATTTCGGCAAGAATTGAATGAGGATGCATTGAAGCAACATCTTCAACATCTACATTCTCATACATTCCTGGTTCTGCATAGACTCTTCCACCTTCGCCAATCTCTTCACCACGATAAGTAGACTTACCATGATCGAATTCGTAACCAGGGAAGTAAGGTTTCTTACCAGTACAATCTTTACCGGCCAAGAAATCCTTATAGCAGAAATATCCAGAACCACCATTCTCAGCCAAGTTTCTATAAAAGAACTGTGACTGAGGATTCTTCTCTTTACCAAATATCATTCGTGTTGTTAATGTGTTTGTTGTGTCATTAACAGTCATTCCAGTCCAAGCGGCCAAGATTTTTCTTGCTGCAAACGAACCTTGAGTTGCATTAAACACTGCTTCTGTTGCATCAACGTCATTTCCACAATAATCAGCAACATCATACCATTTCTCTTTAGGAACAGGTTGATCCCAAGGAATATCCATTTCTTGATGATGAATTCCAAGTTTGACTTCCCATTTCTTAAGAGACATTTTCTCGCCAGCATTCATATAGTCATACACATCAGTATAACTAAGATTATATGCTTCAAGAAACATTGCGTTGTTCTTACTACCTTTGTCTGAGTTTATTATGCTCTGAGAAAGGTTGAACAGGTCTTCAAGAGAATATCCAATACTTCTTGCATACATGATATGATTATCATACCTTCTGCAGTTAAAACCTACTAGCCTGTAATTCTGTATAATAGCCAGAATATCAATAGGTTTTGGATTGATTAGTTTAATCTTCTCTTTACCTGCTTCTTTATAGACTACTACAAACAAATTAGGATAGACTTCCACATCAAAGAATATCAATGGTAACTCAGCACTTGGTTCTTTATTCTCAATATCTTCTGCAGATTTAAACTTCATCTGGTCTACTTTCTTGCAGCAATTATCCGACTGATGAGTTGACCCAATAGCGAATGCTAAAATATCACCATACATATCTGTAACGTCATATGGCATTCCACTATCATACATTTCATCAAGAATATCTTTAATGAAATTAATATTCTCCGTTGTGGACCCAAATTCTTTCTTTAAACATCTGTTGATAAGTCTTCTTAATCCTCCAACAGACATTATAGCCTTTTCACTTAACATATCTTTCTTTTCTTCCTTTAAAGGAAGACCACTTGACAGTGTAGCTATAGGAATATCATTACATTTACTTACTCTTCTACGAAGAGAAGCTTTACCAGTAAATACTTTGATCTCGATGTCATCAGAATATAATTTACTGAGTTTCTCTACATCGCCAGTATACCAATAATATAAATGTAACCCGCTTCCACCCTTACTATATTCGGCATAAGTTGGTTTCCATAGGGCAGCTGCTTCCAAATTCCTACATCTATCCTTTGCGCCCTTCTCATTTTTCAAATCGAAGTCGATACATATAAGATTTTTGGGTGGCAGTACATAATGGACCTTACTTGTGTCAATATCTTTTAAGGTTGTTTCACAGTTATCCCATGCTACTGATGGAGTTTCATAACGATTAGCGTACTGAGCCGGACAATCTTTTAATTCTTTATCCAATAATGACTCTGTATATTCCAATATTAAGGAAAGAGGTTTATCCTCGCGTGGATCAGACAGCGGTATTACCTTCTGAGCCATCTTGAACTTGTCTTTAAGAAAACCCATGTAAACACTTCTAATATGTTTGCCATCGATTCGAGTTTCCTCTAAATATTGTTCGAAGTAATTCTTGAGCTCTTCTCTAAACCGGTATTTAGGGATTCGCTTTTCTATAGAAGAATTATCGCAATATTGTTTATACAGCTCATAAGCCTGTGTTAATGTTATGAACTCATTCTCGCAAAAGAATCCAAAATTCTCCTCAACATAGTTAAAGAAGAAATCTGTTTGAAACATCATGTCAAGTGGTCTATATTCATCGTAATAATATTTACCCAGGCTCCGGTAAATATCAAGACAATGAGCAGCTATAGCGCCAAGTTCGAAGTTAATCTCATTCATCAACTCAAAATATCTTTTACTACTTACTTTCTTTCCAGTAGGTCTGACATCTATAAGTCTTCTAATTAACCCCGATTTGGCATCGGAAATTTTAACTGGTTTATTAGTCGCCATAAATAAGAAGCAATTACTTCTAGCAACATAAAGATTTTTAAACTTCTCATTAATAGACATCAACTCATGAGATATGATCGAGTTCAACTTTGTGTTATCACGAATATCACTCAAATCACCGTCATGCTGAATAGCTACTAATGGATTGTTCTTAAACATCTCTGTTGAAAACTGATTTGAACCACTTCCTAATGACTTAGCATCAAATATCGTATAATATCCATCAAATAATTTTTGAATAATATTTAGTACTGTAGACTTGCCCGCACCAGATTCACCATATAAGACAATAAACTTTTGAATATCTTTTCCTTCACCAGCAACAATACTTCCAATTGCCCATTCTAATTTCTGTCGTTCTTCTTTAGAATATAAAGTACTTATAAGTTCGTCATAAGCACTATAATCTCCTTCTTCAAGAGGATATGACAATTTCTTAGATGCGTAATCTTCTCTTGTTGTCTCCATGTTAGAGAATATCAATTTACTATCTAACTCTGCTTTTGAATCTGGCATCTTCTTTAAGAACGTATCAAACTCAGTCCATTTGTTCGTACTGAAATCTGTCAAGGTTTTAATATAAACAGGGACACTCGTTTGCATTTTATTACGTTCTTCATACAATTCATTATCTACTATTCTTGGTACATCTAAAATATCAGTACTCCAGGTGTTATTAGTTTCATCCCAAATACCATAAAACCTACCACCTTTAACTAATAAATCTTTAGAATGCATGACCACGAACGACGGGGCTAACTCTATAGTACCATTTTTCATCACTTTTTGTGTAATTTTAACAAAATCCACACGCCGTTCTCCTTCTTACTTTATCAAAATCCCATTTTTTCATTTTCCCAGCCTTTATTTATTATATAATATATATATTTTTATAATTAAATTAATTTAATAAAAAAGTGGGAAAATGGGACAAAATGCCCGCAAAGCCTTTATTTTCAAGGGTTTCAGCTGTCCCATTTTTGAAATAAAACTGGGATTTGTCCCACCAAAACTGGGATCTTACGGATAATTTTCATTCAACCAAGCCTGCATTTGCATCCAAATTTCCATTTTTCTGGGATCAAAAGTGGGATTTTTGAGCGGAAATAGGGATCCGTTCCCATTTTTGTCGTACGTACGATCCATGCAGCGCTCCATTATGATGTCCACATCGTCATATGACCAATTATAGTTGTAATTATCGTCCGTAAAACAATCCATACCGAGATTTTGTATGATTTTCCAGAACCAATATGAAGAATTATCCTTCTAGCCAATGCCACAATGACTTCCAGTACGGAAGGATCATTTTCAAACATTGTATCAGGATCAATCTCCGGATGTGTCTCACAGAACTCAACTTTTAAGTCTGTAGCATCAATAATTCTGTTCTGTTCATTACCCTCTACATCGTCCATAATATAGAAATCCATACTATACAGATAAGTAAGAAGAAGACAATGTCTACATGATGAATATCCGATATCGTCAAATCCTATAAAGTGACATAACCATCTAAAGTATGCATCTCTAAGGACAATTTCATAAATATCATCATCCATAATATTACTCCTCGTCTTCATCCTCCATATGAAGAACATCTGTTACATATTTTCGAGGAGAACGAACTATCTCATAGTCAGTATGATGGAGTTCATTACGAATATAAACCGTATCCTTCTTAGCACCCTTACTACCGAATGCTGTGAATAACTTAGGTCCTCCGAGCAACTTCTCAGCATCCTTAGAAGACACCTCTGCAAAGTTCTCGTCCGTAAGAATATTATCCTTGAACAATATCAATGATTCCTTATCATACTCATCTGTATAATCATTCTGGAACTGATCTGGAGATATCAAGTAAGGTGCTTTCTTTACTGCTGTCTCACCAGGTTCGTCTTCCTCATCTTCAGAAATATCATCTTCATTAATGAGTTTTGAGTCATCAAAGGCATTGTGTCTCTCCAATACTACATCATCTGGAGCTTCGTCAGGTTCCTTAACACCAGAAGCATAAGCAGAATATCCAGCATCTCTAATCTTCTTAGTATACTCGAAAATATCAATCTGTCTATCATCAACCTTCTCAGGCTCTTCCTTAATAATAGCAGACTTAATGTTCTCCTTAATATCATGATTAAGCTTAGAGAGTTCGTGAGCCTTATACTCTCTTACTGCTGACTCAACCCTATCAGAGATTTCTTTATCTTTCTTCTCTTCATTAATACTATTAACTACAAAATATGTAGCGCCACCTCCGACAGCGACGCCACCAATAAATATCAGTAAACCTTTTAATATACTATTCATGTGAGCCTCCAATTAGACATTACGATAAGCAGTCAACAAATTCAACTTTCCATCTTTACCAAAATAGTCGCCATAAGCCGCCTTCTTTGCTTCACGAATATCACAACAATTCATTACAAGCATAACTCTGTCGGTATCAGGATTCTTTCTGAACATTTCATCAATATAAGGTGTAGGTTCCTTCCACATCTGTCTTTCAGGTGTTACTACTTCATCCTTATCAAATCCAAAGTCGATGAAGCCATCACAACGTTCATCATACTTCTTTTTACACCAACCAATATCATCAAATTCTGATGACATATAGCATGTAAGACCAATTGATCTAAGAACCTCGTTCAGAGTTACAATTCCATTAACCTGAAGTCTATCATTCCAATACTGAAGCCTATAACCTATAACATAGTTCACATTATAGTTATGACTATGCTCGTTGAAAATATCGCCATCAACAGTGTCTCTAGACCACTCGAACTCGTAAGGATTGTTAGAATGCATATATGCCTTCGCAACATCATTCGTAGCAGACTTTTCAAGTATCTCTTCCGGGTTACCAGCACACATTGCGTGATTTATCTCTTTGTCTGTGTACTTCTGCTCTGTTCCATTCTTTGTATTACCATTATGAAGTCTAAGAGCCTTTGCCTTAAGAATACCATTGTTAAGATAGATCTTATCACGTTCAATACCAGCATCCTCAACAACGTTATCTCTATAAGTTCTAAACTTATCTGAGATAGTTGCAAGGCTGGCCATTGCTCCAACATATTTCTTATTAATCTTATTATAAGCCGCAAGGCCGGAAGTGATTGAGACGCCTGTGAGTGCTACAGGAAGAGCCCAATACTTAACTGAGTCTACACCGGTGTTGATGTAAACTTTTGTAATTGCTCTCTGATACTCCTCTTTAGAAATATCACCATTTTTAAGAGCAAACCTGGCACTATCTGCTGCCTCTTTGTGAGCATCGATAATATCAGGCATCTTTGTCATAGCGTAACAACTGGACACAATTGCACCAACTTCTGAACCAATTGCTACACCAATAAGAATCTGTGGTGCATGGTCCTTAACAAACATCTTGCTTACATTAAAGACCGCAGATGCACCATTTTTAAGAGTCATTAGATTCATAAAAATATCAATTCTCCTTTCCTAATTCTCTTCTTGTGAATCTTGTCAATGTCGTAAGTTCCCAATCATACTTGTCTATGTACCGTATAACAAGCACTTCTGGAACTTCCTGACCGAACACGTCAAAATATAAAAGAGCTGTATAGTCATCAACTCTTGTCCAACGTGTCAAATTCCCATATTTGCGTTCCGAATTCAATACATCCTGGAAGAATACCACAGGAGCAAAATCTATATCAGATGTTCCCATAAATATCAATCTCCATTCAAGAAGCATGTCGGCGGAAGAACTAGTATACCACTATTTCCTTCCTGCTTGACATAAGCAGTTGACAAATCTGTCCAGCCCCTGGATGAACACTCCGGTGTTATCATATCACTCATCCTTGATAACTCATATAAATTACTTAAAGTAACAGAAGGATGAGTCCCAAGGCCATCGCGAAGGTTCCTAAGAACATCAATGGCTTCCGGATAGTACGGATACCAAATCTCAATATTGCCACCACTAGGCAAATAATTGGAAGTAGTAGGGCCAGCATCAATAGGCCGGCGCCTCCTATAAGAATCGTCAGGTCTATAATAAGACCCGTAAGAGTCATAATCATAGTAATCACGAATATAAGCACCTCCTGAACTTCTAGATGAACGTCTGTAAGACCCTCTGTCAGGCTCACCATAAACCAACATAGATACAGTGTTTCTGACAGAGTTCACAATAACGTCCTTAATTGTTGGAACAAAGATCTCTCTAAGAATGTAATCTCCGACATTAGAAATATCAGCAGCTACAAATGTCTCACGAAGCTTTTGACCAAAAGTCTTCTTCTTTATTGAACCTTTCTCTGATACAACTGGCTGGAATTCAATCTTAGTTTCCTGAGTTTGTGGTGCAGATAGACCAGGATCACTAGCTACTCTATGAACTATAGGCTTGTTTGTGCCACCATTCGGATACTCATCACTGGTCATTCTTACTACTGCCATCGTCAGGTTCCTCCTTCTTAATCTTATTAAGCTTTATATGAAGCTTCTTCGAAATCTCTTCAGGAGTCATACCCTGAGCCTTAAGTTCACCAACAGCCTTCCCCTGACTAAATGCCTTCTGTCTCATCTTAATGAGAAGTTCTGCCTGGACATCTGTCATAGTTGCTGCAAGCAAAGCAGAGTTCTGATTCATTTGACCTACCTCTTCACCAACAGCAAATGCTGTAGTAATATCAGCATCGAACAGACCTCTCTGCTCAACAGACAAACTGTTATAAATATCAGCCATAGTTTCCTTATGGTTATCATTCTTTACATTGTTACTCATCCTTTGCATCCTCCACTGAAATATCAGTATTCTTCATAATGTCATTAACAGTGTTAAGATCATCTGTAGAAATATCATCTGGAATAACAAAGGCGCTTAGCATTGTGTTCGTGAGTTCCTGATTAGCTCTAACTAAATCGATAGCCTCTTTTGCAAGATCACTTGAACTAGTAGAAGTTACAAGCAAATTATTAATAAGAGCCTGCTTCTTAGCCTGTTCAAAAGGATGGCAAGCATCGTGAATAACCTTCTGAGCACTGCCTCCAACTGCTACTCCAAGAGCTGCTGTTCCAAGATATGTGAGAATTTTTTCACCAAGATTTGTAGGTGTGTAAATCTTCTTTACAGCCTTATCAATGATAAAAGTTGAGCCAATACTAAGTGCACCAGAGATTACTGTCTCAAGAATATCACCAGCCTTGTCGTTCTTATTAAGCGTTTCGATTATCTTCTCAGGTTCTTCTCCATAAATTTTATTAGCCATTTGTTAAAAACTCCTTTGTTAAATATCATTTGCAAAAAGATGTAGGCCATGTTTCCATGACCTACCTGGACGTGTGTCAGATATCTACATTAGTATCATCTTCCACATTCTCAACATTGGCAATACCATCTTCAGGAATATCAGTTCCTTCAAGATCTTCATCGCCGTCCTTATTAAGAAGCTTATTAACACCTACTGCTGCTACCACCGTAGTTGCTGCACCTACTACTGTACCAGTAATAAATGTTGCAACCGGATGCTCAGACATAGTTGTCTTAACCTTCTTAACACCGGACTTAACGCCATTTCCGACCTTTGTGAAGAAACCTACCTTTTCTTCCTTCTCAATGATCTCATTTGCCTTTTCCATTGTTTCATTTGTGTTGTCTGCCATTTTTAATTTCCTCCTTATATAGATTTTTAGACACAACACGTCCATTATATGGTACGTAATTTTTGCGAGTTAAACTCTAAGATCTGGACCTGTAGCAAATGTAACATAGATTACACGTCTATTCTGATTCAAAATATACTTTGCATCACATGTACATCTAATTACAGGCTCGCCAACACCATCATAGATGCTTCTAGCCCAGCCAATATCCCAACCAATCTCCGTATTAGCTACATTCATGAACTCATGGAAGGTATTTAATGCACAATACCCCCACTCATCAACGGTTGAGTTGGACTGTTCAAGAGCATCTGAGAACTCTGATAGTGTTGTATCATACTGCATGCCAGTATTTCTTTCAACAATATGAACAATTTCGTTGTTATCGATGACTTCCTTCAACTTTTCAAAGTTTACACAAGTCTTTTCATCATTTCCAGGTGTAGGTCTAGCTTCGATTATCTTCTGAATTTTCTTAGCTTCTGTAGCATTTTCTGGAAGATACTGAATTGTCTCGTCATAATAGTCCTTAAAAGCTGCTCTAGTCATGTCAAGCTGCTTACCTGCAAGAATAAGAGAAGAGTTAAGACCTGTAATGATCTTTTTGTTAAGTCCGAAAGCTCCCCAAGTTAAAGCTAAAGTAGATGCTCCAGATACAGCCGTTCTTATGTATTCAGGAGCACCCACTTTAAACTTCTCTGCATTTGTGAGCTCTCTTCCCAACTTCATTTCTTCATCTTCTTTTGCTGCCAAATAGTTCTTAGTATCAAGTATCGCAAACGTTGCTGTAGATATCAGACCCAAGGACGCACCCACCGTACAGATGAGTGGCCCATGGGTCCTGACCCCATTCCAAGCAGCGGTTGCTAGGGATTTGGAAACATCAATTAGCGACATCGTCATTATCCTCCTTCTTCGTTGAAATGCTGTCACTCATAAGTTCATAAGCAGTATGCCCAACGCATATACCTACAACACCTCCGAGCATAGTTCCAAGAATTGAAGGAATGAGTCCGCCTCTACATGCAAGAATATAAGCCTTCCTTACAAGAAGACCATATCCAAGCCCAAAGCCAGCACCGACCATAAGTCCAGTCGGATTGTACTCTGATTCTCGAATCACTTCACCGTTCTTGTTCTCAATTGTGATTTTCATTGTCGTTCTCCTTTCTTACATGTACCAAAATATAAAGCACATGTAAAAATTAAATTTTTGTGCTTCTATTATAAGCTATGTTTTTATTGCGAAAAATCAGCCAACTCGGTCCAAAATTATGCCATTTCCGACATTTTTGGCGTCTTTTACTACGATATCGTAACCTGTTATGGTCTCAATATACTCTACCAGGCTATCTTCTCCGCCCCAAATATCAGTAACATCGTTGTTGACATAAGCCGTCCATGGTGCTCGTTTCAAGTCTCTAAAGCAGTGGTCTATAAGGATTTCTCTGTTAGAATTCCAAACTCGTCTAAGATACCCAATATCAGCAGCAGTGATAGACAAATCACATGCCTTACATGTAACTGTCTTTTTTGAATATAAGCCGTTCTGTTTTAAAGAAGTAGTCTTAACTTTTTTACTGCCACATCTTGGACATTTTCCAAAATTGCAAAATTTAATTTCGCTTTCACTCTTCTTCTTTGTCATCTTCTTCATCCTCCTTTTGACCAACTTTTGTTACAGTTGATGCTGCGATGTGAAACAAAGCTACAATAGTAAAGCAAATTATGGCACATATAAGTACCGCAGTCATATTAATTACCATTTGAATACTCCTTGCGAAAAAATAGGAGGCCATGTTTCCACAGCCTCCGAATACTTAATTTAACAATTTCGTAGAATTATTGAAAATTCCCTCAGTTGATTTAGTCAATCCTCCGGAATCAAGCAATTTTTCCTTTACAACTGCAGTTCCAACAATAGTTGCTGCTGTCGCTACGACCTTAATGCCTGTTTCAACCCATCTCGGCAACTCCTTAGGTTTCTGCAGAAGTTCATAAGCTTCTACAAGATTCTTAAGTGTTGCTGAGTAGCGCTGATACTCTTCAGCTGTAAGATCTTCAGCAGACATAGCATTTTTTGTCTCTTTAATCTGCTCGTAAATGACTTTTCTTGCTTCTTTCCGCTCTTTTCGAGAGGAATTTTTAATCATTTCCTTAATCTTGTTTGTTTCAGTTTCGTTTTCCATTTAACATAACCTCCATCGATCATTTTTTTGTTACATTGTAGGTGATTACCATCGCACCAACAATACACATTCCTATGATTGTTATTGCCATTTTTAATACCTCCTTTTCATAATGTAACACAAAAGTGCTCATTATAAGGAGTGTATTTTTTGCGAATGATTATTTCTCGTCTTCTGGATAATTATACCATACCTTATTAACACTAAGCCTCCATTTATGACCATTATCAAGAGTTGTCTCATAACTAACACTCGTACATCCCTGATCATCATAAATTTGTGCTATTCTTTTTACAGCATTTCGTATAGTCTCGGCATCAGATTTGTGCTGAGTTTTCACTATTTCACATTTAGGTTCAACAGGTGTATCATGGAATTTAATATTAGAAATCCAACCAGAAGACTCAATTTTAGCTGAATAATCCCAAAATTTCTTCAAAGCCGGAGAAATATCAGACACAGTACGGTCTCCATATATCTTCTTGGTTCTATCCATGATAATATTGTTAATCTCAAGAATATCATCCTCAGTAATCCAATGATACTTCTTATTAAGAGGAATGAAAGGCTTATTTTTGGTGCCATTAAGAACTCTTCTTATATAGTCTTCCTGAAAAGCAAGCTCTTTTTCTCTATCAGTTAAGGATCTAATGTTCTCTTTTACCTCTACTCTAGTTGCTAAATTAGTTCTTTCACTCTGCTTTTCAATCTTCTGCTTGATTGTCATTCTGTGGTAATTATAAGCAGCACCAATAGCCTTATAAATATCCTCTCCAGTGATTTCCTTGAACACATTATCGCAGAACTCACGTGTTGAAGAAATATCATCACTATCTATGCTAGTCTTTGAGAATTCCTCCATCAACTTACTGTTACTGGTAATATCTTTAATAATTGTCCAGTATGTCTCATAAATCTCATATTCGATAACCCAACCTGCAATTGAATTCATTTTTCTCTTATCCATAATTACTCTCCTTTTGAAAGAATCTTCATCAGTAACATTGCCTGTTCGTCCGTAAATCCAGCCTCTTTTAGCGATGTAAAAATATCAAACAACGCCTTTGCTGCATCATTCATTTTTTCCTTTTCTTCCGGTGTTGTACCAAAATCCATGAAAAACTTGTCAAAATCATTAGCCATTTTCGTTTAACCTCCTTAAAATATCATCAAGCATTCCTGGATGTGCTGCTTCAAAATCGTTTCCTATATACCAACGTTTATCACCGTCATTGGCACCGAGGAATACCCATTCAATATCAGTAAATTCAATATGACCATCATCCTTTAAATGAGGAGTTCCACATCTTCTGAACCATATAGCCATTTCATCATCAATAGCCACTGCCAGATCTTCAAACTTTTCAATTCTCATCCATAAACCTCCAGTCAATTCTAGGCATTTCCATATAGGTATTACCGAATCTGGTGACTACTGGTTCAGCAACCCTAATACGTCCATGAGTCCTAATTGTTTGATCACAAGGATTCAACATCGATCTGAATTCCATGAATGGTAATAGCTTCATAGCCATCGACTTTGCCATGTCTGTTAATATCATCTCAGATGCAGTCTCTCTGCCAATGTCATCTAGAATATAACCTGGAACTGCTACCATACCATCGATAGTTACCCATTTTAGATGAGACTGAAGCACTTTAAGCTCAAAATTATCATCAAGCATATATTGCATACCACACGATCGACATGTTAATGTTACTCCATCTATTATTCCACCGCATGTTATACATTCAAGTTTTTTAATGCCCATAAATATCACCTCAAATTCAATAAATCTGATAATACATTTATGCTATGATCGTCATCCTCAATTTCAATGACATACGTATCATTAAGATTTACACCATCTTCTATATGAGTAGAGTATTTAGCTCCATGAGCCTTCAAATATCTAAGAATACTCATAGACTGCTTCTGATCAGTTGTCTTTAGAACTATTTCCATTTGTTTCCTCCTTAGCAATAAAATGAATAAGTTTTCTCATACAATCCGGGCATAATTCAAATTTATAATAGTTTGAACAGTTTTCACTAAATGACACTGCAGTTGGTATAATGTATTCCTCATCTACATCATATTTTTCATAATAAGGCAAATCATGATAGCTTAAATTACATCTACCATTATCATTTTTACTATAATACTTTCCACATCTGTCACATCTCTTTGCATCTGCCATAAATATCAATCCTCCTCTACATAATCGAGATCAATGTTAAAATAAGAACAAGCACCGTATGGTTCTACTTCCATACCTAATCCAAATGTATCCATCTTCCGTATATAGAAGCATACACATTTTTCTCTTACACATTGTCCTTTTAAAAGCGGACAAATTTTTTCATCTTCCATAAATATCAGTCCTCCTCATCGTATCTAAGTTTTAAAACTAGTTTATTCCAAGCCTTTACTGCCTCTTCTTTATCTTGGTGAACTACCATATAAGGCATGTCACAAGAATATCTAGGACAATAAATCTGAGTGTATCCTACGGTGACATCTACGTCTGCCGGTTCATTGCAATATGGACAATTTTTAGCTTCCATTGTCTGTCTCTTTCTCATAATCTGAACAACCAAATTCATCATGACAATTTATAGTAGTAGCTCCTTCATAAGCCATTCTTACTATTCGACAAAAACCATCACCTCTCGGTTTGTTTGAAAATTGCTCATAATATGGTTGATAGTGTTTACAAGTCTTACATTTACCCTGAGGCTCACACCTGAATACAAGATAGTCTTTCATTATCGCCTGTATCTCGTCAGGTTTTACTGTCGGAGCATTGTCAAACCGCATTTTTTTCTTTCTACCTTTCATACATTCCATAAGTAAAGGACAACCCTCACCGTTACAATGTTGGCAATAATCAATTATATACTTTGTAATATCCTCGTTGCTCATCTGATATAGAGGAACACACAAGTCTGTCAAAGCACCATTGTGGATTTCACAAGGAATTGCACACTTTTTCAGTTCATCTGCATCAATCAGTCTCATTCTGTACCTCCCAAACCATATCGGTTATGTTGAAATAGTCTGCTGAAATATACTCGGTAATATACTCAATACTGTAGACCTTATAATATCCGGTGATCGATAGTGCATAATTGTACTCATCATCGTAAAAATATAAGTCTAAGTGCTTACCTTTGACCGCTGAACCTGTGTCCTCTGCCACATATAACTGATCAAAGTAAGGAATATAAAACAAGTCACCAAAGTCATGAAGCTTAGGATCTATAGCACATGTAGTAGGATTGCCTTTGTGTACGGTGGCTCCGCTGGCCGTCATAGTAGAACCACCGCACTCAATGGATGTGTAACCCGTGATGTAGTACTTACCAATATCAGTGAGTACCATTCTATCAACAGGAAGATACACATGTGTCATTGCCTTACGAATATCAGCATAGTTGTTGAGAACTTTTAGAGCTTTCTCTCTATTCTTCTCAACCTCAAAAGCCTCCGAGACATCCGGTGGAGAAATATCAACAGAGAGATGAACGTGCATAGGCCCGCATTTAGCCTCTGCTTCGTGAAGATGCTGCATATTCTTAGCAATACCTATTGAAAGAACTGTCAACACCACCACAAATATCATAAAGATAAAGTTCTCAAAGAATGCGTCTTTTAAAAAGTCTTTTGTGAACATTTAGATTACTCCTCATACTTTCTTACAAACATGCCATTACCATTATCGAGCATATGTAAAATATAAGGTATACGGAACTCTCTTAACTTAGTAACAAGTTCATCTATGGAGTTTTTACCCATATAACGCATTTTTCTAATCTGATTGTAGTCAAGAGCAACTATATCACCAATACGAGGATCTCCGGGTATATTACGTTTTAAAATGGTTTCAACTCTAGTACTAAGTCCAAGTTCAGCTATACGAATATCATTAATGTCTTCTTCTTCAATCTTCTCTGCGTTGTCACTCAGAACAAACCATCTCTTAAGATCCTTCATACAATCCTCGCACAGATCCTTGCCCTTTATTGTGGACTTTCCATCTATGCTATATACCTCATGTTCATCCTGTACCTCTGCATAAAAAGGTCCAATCTGGCTCTGAACATCATAATAACTTCCGCATCTGTCACACTTGTAAACTCTCATAATTTGTCTCCTTTTTTATACTCTTTTTTATAAATACAATTATGGCAATCACCGTCTTTAAAAGGTACACATTTGAATTTATCCTGAAACGGGCATCCTTTAAGCGGTAACGGCCAAAAGTCTTTTAATGAATCATACATAAAATATTAGTCCTTAATCCACTTCTTAAATACCTTATCAAAATTTCTCCTATTACCAAGAGCCTTCTTTGCAATGCAGACGGTAAGACCAACTTCCTTGTCAAACTTATCATCACCATGAGCCTTCGCTACGGTCTTTGTGCCATCAGCCCAGAATACAATGGTTGCAGGATTGTTGAAGATTACCTTTTTGATCTTAAGATCTGGATTATGCCAAGTAAATCCCCCATGTACTGATGTACCAGCGCTGAATCCAACTCTTCTTCCTCTTTCATATCCTCTATTATAAGCCTCATTTTCTATTCTGCGAAGTTCTGTAGCTGTCATAGTTGTATTCTCCTTTTCATTATTTGTTCCTACACATGATCTACTAGTAAGACCAATTACTTGATAAAGTCCAGGATTATAATATACTTTTCTAATTGTTTCTAAATCATTCTCACTACCAATGCAGTCTAAAGTTATTTTATGTAATCCTGTTGGTTCAAGTGTTATGTCATATCCAGTAAGTTGCATACTCATATTTATTCCTCCTTCTTAGCCTGTCTATTTAGAAATTTACTAACTGCATCTGAAATATCATCATCTTCAACCTTATCTACCGGTGGAAAATCGAGATCTTTTGTTGCTATTCTTATAGCATTAGCCTCGTCGATCTTCTTCATGGCGTCAGTTTCAGACATACCATCCTTAAGACTCATTTCAAATATAAGTTTATCGTTCTCAGATTCCTTAATAAGGGCTTTTTCTTGAGCAGCTTCAAGTTCCTTAAGAAGCATCTCCGAATTCTTCTCAAGTTCCTTAAGACGATTTTCGTGTGTATTAATAATCGTGGTCTTCTCAGCCGTAATACTATCACAATACTTCTCCCACCATTCAAGGTCATGCTCAAGTTTATCAATTCGACTCTCCTTCTCCTTGATAGCGTCCTTAAGCCCTAAAATATAAATTCCTCCAACAATACCCATAGCAAGTACTACTGCTACCATACAAATAATGAAAATAGTCATAAATATTATTCTCCTTTTTCTATACCATATTTTGTATTTAACATTCTACCAAATGCTCTCCAATTTCTTTCTGCTTCTTTTGCTTTTTCATATAATGAATCAAATTGTAATTCTTGATCATTAGTCATATCGGGAAATGTTTTAATTCCATTACAAAATGAATTAAATTCTTTATTGGCTTTTAAATATTGCGAATGTAAATCTTTTAATTTTTTAACTTCTAATTCTGTCATATTAATTTTCCTCCTCAGCCTTTAATTTTGTCATATCGATTGTTAACTTAAATGTTGGTTTGTAGCCATGTAACTTCTTATACTGATATATAATATTGTTACGAGCCTGTTCAAAAGAAACAGCATAGGTATGAAATATCCCATGCCCTTGTACTGTTCCAAAGTGTAAGAAAGGTCCATCATATACAAATAATACCTTTCCGTCTGCGATTTTAGCCATTGTGAGCCTCCTTTAAATATAAGTGTTTATAAAAATTAATAGGACACGAATGCCCTATTAATCTCGACTATTTATTATTAGTAATGTCCTCGTCAATTATCAAACGCTGTTTGCGGTCGATTCGTTCAGTAGCTGAATCTGCTACTTTGTTGAGAAACACCTTCATGTTCTCAAGTCCAGTATAGACTCGCTCCTTAACCAATCTTCCGGTTATTTCGCTTCTGATACTCATACAAAGTACCTCCTTTTATTTTTATAGTCATTATAGTGTATGTAAATTTTGCGAAAGTTTAAAGGGTATGTTTCAACCCTTCAAACGACATAACCAGTCATCTTCTGCTCTGTCGAATTCATCATCCGTCATTTCAGAAGGATCTCTCTTGTAAACCCTTTTAGAAAAGTTCACGAAATCCTCATGACCTTCAGGATTGCGTCTGCTTTCGACCATAACAAAACACCTCCTTAAAATTATTGTCATTATAGTGTGTGTAAATTTTGCGAATGTAATAAAAAGATATAGGCCGTGATTCACGACCCATGTCTTTGCATTACTCCTCAATAATGACTTCTTCAGAATTAACCTCCTTTAAATTCTGGGGAGCTTCGTTCTTCTCTATAATAAGAGTCGGTTCTTCGCTGTATCTGAAGAACGCCTTAAAAGCCCCGTGAGTTTCCCAACAAGCCCATACGGTCATCGCAAATGCGATAATCGGATGTCCTGTAAAGAAAGCCACAAGCCCCAAAGTCGTCGTCAATACAGTGAAACCTATCTTCTCACAAAGTCTCACGAATAACTTACCCTTCTTTGATAATCTCGGTTCTTTCATTTCATTGTCCTCCTATAAAGTTATATTGCATTATAGGAGATGTAAATTTTGCGAAAAAGAAAGGGGATGATTAGTCCCCAAGCTCCTGTTCAAGTAACTTACTGTACTGCTTAAACATCTTCTTTGTGAATGCCAAGAGATTATTAACCTGTCTTCCAGATTCCATATCTCTAAAGATTCCAAAGATTGTCTTAATTGTGTACATAATTGCTACTATTAAACAAGCTACACCTATAAGTTCCATAATATACCTCTTTCTTTGACAATCTAATATAGTTTTTATTGTCATTATATAATATGTAAATTTTGCGAAAAAATATAGGCCATGTAAGACCTATATCGCTAATGATCATTTAGTTACCCGTTCAAGCACCTCCTCAAATTTTCCAAATCGAGCGTATCGATAGCCCATCTGTTTAAATGTCACATGCATTAATATAAACTTCATTACATCACTACCATCATCATATGGCCAAATAACATCTATAGTATCTCCTTCTTTATGATCTTTAACCATGCTGTATGGTAAGAAACGTCCGATATCGTAATCACAATTACAATACTGTCCATTTATCTTAAAACCATGATCAACAAGATTATCGGATTCTAATTCTGGCGATACATACCAAAATTCAACCAACTTATCTTCTGATGGTTCATAATGAACCTTGTTAATCCACGCAAGCAATTTATATGCTGTCTCTCGATCGTCCGCATCAAATAGAAAATCTGATACAACGTGTGTCTTGTTGGGAACAATAAATGCCTCAACATTAGCTTCATAACTCACCTTAATTTCTGATGATTCCATTTTCATTTTGTTTTCCTCCTGAAAAATATACTCACCTTTCGGCTATTATATAATATGTAATTCTTGCGAAAAAATAATAGGCCGTGTAAAACGACCCATTATTGGCTACTTTATCTGTATCTCTTCTATTTGTATCTCCTCAACGATAATCTCTTCGACAAGTGTTTCTTCTGTAAGAACTGTATCCTTACTTACTTTCTCATCGTCATTATCATCTTGGTCAAACAAACCACAGGCACAAATAGTACCAGCAGCCAATAATATGCCTATAACGACACCTATTACTCTAACATACAACATAATCATTACCTCCTTTATGTTATGCTATTATAGAAGATGTAATTCTTGCGAAAAGAATAGGGTATGTTTCAACCCTTATCCTTCTTTGCTTCTAATTCAGCCTCCTTCATATATTTTTTTATTTCAATTGAACGTACTAATGAGTAAATGTTATCCGCGATTAGTCCATACAATAAATGTATAATGAATTCAGTTATAACAGTAACAAGTATGACAAATATAATTAATGACATATATCCGAAAATAGTTTCTAATATCCCATTATTAAATATGGTTTCAATTTCATTTACACCATATATAATAGAGGATATCATCATTATTAAACCACATATATGTCCAATAATCCATGATCCATACTTATACTTACCACTTAAAGAATCATTATAACATTCGTATAAATAATCCATACATTTCATTTTTCTGTTCCTCCAAAAAATATAATTTTTGCCTTTCGGCTATTATACTATATGTAAAATTTGCGAAAAAGAATAGGGTATGAAACCCTACTCATCTTTAAAAAGTTTCTTTATATTTTCGTTGATTCTTTCAAAATCTTTTCCAAGATTAATTATCTGATCATTGTTTTTAATTATTGTTTCCATTGCTTTATCGTGAATTATTAATAATTTTACAAGATCTTCTTTTTTCATCTTAGAATATTTTGAATATAATTCTTTATATGTTTTCATAAAGAACACCTCCTTTCTTATAATAAGGAGTGTAAATCTTGCGAAAAAAATATACCATATGTAAATATAAACCTCCTACCAGCCGAAACCAGTAGGAGGTCCTATCCAGGAATGCTATAAGGGCCGTGGAGAGTTGCGTCA